TGCTCCTCCTTCACTACCTAAGTATTTGTGAATATGGATATCAGTACCGCCAACAGTAAACATTTCATAAATTCTTTTATCAAAGAACTTGAAATCGTTTGCACGTTCTGGTTTATATAAACTAAGTCTTGGCATTTAGTAATCTCTGTGTTATAATGTATTTATAGCAAAAAAGATATGTTAATTGTCCTAAAGTGATAAAATACTGACAGCAAAGGAAAATAGAATGGCAAAACGTAAATCTACTAAAACAGTGATTCGACGTAATAACAAACTAACTGATCCTTCTTGGGAAGGTTGGGAAAAGATGTCGGGTGCAGAATATCACAGGAAAAGACAAAGTGTACTAGACTTTTATAACTACAACTTCAAAGCTGCAGATTTAATGGGCGATGTTTGGATCTGGATGAAAGAAAATGGATTCACTAGCGAAGATGTTAACCTAGCTAAAAAAGGAAGTACATATGTAATTACTAGTGTGCATGCATATTACGCTCGAGCTGTAAACAAGGGCATGCCTGACTATGTTAAAGAGCATGACGAGTACTGGCAAAGTTTAGAAGGTACAAGTGGTGTAATGCGTCCAGTGTCAGAATTTTTGAAAGTTGGTATCAATGAAGCAATTCAAAGAGGGAAGCTGATTAAAGAAGAAGAGCAAGAAAAAGAAGAAGCGTCGAACAAACCGGTAGTCAATATTCAAACACGCATTAGGAATCAATCAGTAATGATGTGTGAGTTTATCGAAGAAGAACTAGACTCGTTGCATGCAGATTTCAAAAAATATAAAGTTGCAGATTTCAAACCATATAATAAATTAAAAGAATTTGGAGTAACGCAAGCTCATGCACGAGTTATCAAAGATATCTTTATAAGCGAGTCAGCTGACTATCGAGATCTATACAACGGAATAGCAGATGAAGATTTAAAAGAAGGATACAGTCATCTTAAGAAAACAGATCTTAAAAAGTTATTAGAGTTTTTTGATGTAGTTTCTAATACATGTGATAGTATTATTGCTGAAGGAAAGAGTGCAAGAGCACCGAGAAAACGTAAAGCAGTTCCGCCTAGTAAGATTGTTGCAAAATTAAAATATTGCAAAGAATTTGAAGAACTTAAACTTAAAAGTATTAGTCCTGTAGAAATTGTAGGATCTAAAGAGTTGTATGTATATAATGTAAAAACAAGAAAACTAGGTCGCTATATCGCAGATGAATACCTTGGCGAGCTAAGTGTAAAAGGTACAACTATTGTAGGATTTAGTGCAAGTAATAGTATTCAAAAGACACTAAGAAAACCTGCAGAACAAATGAAAGACTTTATGAGTGCAACAAAGCCAAACACTCGTAAATTTTTAGATAAAGTAAAAACAGTAGATATTAAACTAAACGGACGAATTAATCCGGAGACAATTCTTCTTAAGGTAATGTAATGGACATTCTTATACTAGGATGTTCTAATGCAGTAAACGCTCATTTATTTTGGCGTTCTTACTATCCGGATGCTAATATTGTAAATCTTAGTAAAGAAGGTGTAGGTAACTATTATATATACAACACACTTAGAGATAATTTATTAGATATACATCCGGATTATGTTTATTTACAGTTCAGTGGTCTACATAGAATAGACTTATACATTGATAACGAATTACACCAAAGTGGCGGGTTAAACGGAACTAATCTTAGTGGACCGTACGGTAGAGTTTTCTTACCGTTGTATATGGAAGAAAATTTAAATAAACTAAGAAAAGTATCATTACAACACTGCGAAAATGCTGTAAACTTGCTAGACAAATACAAAATCAATTATAATTACACATGGTACTATGACATTTTTAACTGTGTAGATTCTAGAATACAAGACGAAGGTTTTGTTACAAATTTACCCAAAACACTTAACACAGATTACTTCTTTAATAGTTTTCCCCATTCTTATGCAAAAAATAATAACGATCTAAACCAAGACGGATGTCATTTTGGTACTAGTTACGAAGATTGGCTAGGAACAGTATTAGGTCGGTCAATATGCTAGTTCCAGACTCAGATAAATTAATAACAATGTATTATTCTGGAGGTGCTGGCGGCAAGTTCTTTTCTGATTTATTAGCACTAGCAGATAATGCAGTATTAATGAACAAGAACTTAATATCGTTAAGTAGATCAGGAAAACTTTTAGAATGTTTAAACAAGTATACAAATGCATCCTTAGTTGATTGGTATCATGTCGAATATAGCGACATAGACTTTTACGGACATAGTTATCCGATGCCTAACGACATTGTGCAAACATTACAAAAAAACAACAAACATTTTTTTGCAACAGTTCATGGCATAAAGGGTTTAAACGATATCCTAAAACAATGGCCTAAAACAAAAGTTGTTCAACTTACTAATAGTTGGAATTTTAGAGATCGTTGTACAAAATTAAAAAAATATAATAGTAATAAGTTTTCAACATACGATGAAGTAACTGATTATACTAGAGCAACAATTATAAATGTTGACCGTTGTTTTTCTGATCCAATTTATATGTTAGAAAATTTACAAAATGTTTATGATGATCTAGGGTTATATCCTTTTTATAAACAAGATATTTTGCAAGTGTATGATTGCTATTGCAAACTACATAAAATAGTATAAATATTACAAACAAGGTATTTTAAATGTCCACAGATCTAACTACTCTAAAACAACAAGTATTTGACTACGTTTACCTACGCTTAGGCGGAGATATGGTAGATGTTGAGCTTGATCCAGCTCACTATGAGATGGCATTAAACAAAGCATTTGATGTTTATCGTCAAAAAGCAAGCAACAGTGTTGAAGAAAGTTATGCGTTCATAGAAGTAGTAAAAGATCAAAATGAATATATCTTAGATTCTAATATTGTTGATGTTAAAAGTGTACTAAGAAGAACAATCGGAAGTACACAAGGTAATTCAGCAAATCAGTTTGAACCGTTCGAAGCTGGTTATTTAAACCATTATATGCTTAAATCAGGACGTGTAGGCGGTCTAGCAACTTATGATTTATATGCTGGTTATCAAGAACTAAGTGCTAGACTGTTTGGTGGATTCATACAATTTCATTGGAATAAAGTAACTAAGAAACTAACATTAGTTAGACACATAGAAGCAAACGGTGAAGTGATGATGTTACATTGTTACAATCATAAACCAGATGATATTCTGCTACAAGACACACAAGTTAAGCCATGGATGTACGATTATACCTTGGCAATGTGTAAGTATAGTTTAGGAGAAGCCCGCAGTAAGTTTGCTACTATTGCCGGACCGCAAGGTGGTACTACTCTTAATGGTGACACACTTAAAGCAGAAGCCCAAGCAGAAATGGATAAGCTAGAACAAGATTTAGGAAATTTTGTAGACGGATCTAACCCTTACTCATTTATTATTGGTTAATGTTCCGACTTGATTGTTTGACTCATGTGTCGTAATAAGTGTGCATAACAATTGCTTGTTTGCTATTAAAACCTTTTGCAAAAAAATTATCAGGTGAATGATAGTACTGGCTTTTCCAATAAATTAAACTACCTCGTTCCCAATGATATGCGTCCAAAACACTTAATCTTTTTATTTGTTCGACACTAGCATGACTAATGTATTTTTGATGAAACTCGTCTGTTACTTCTGTTCCATCAGTTTTAATAGGAAGTTGTTCTAATTCATTTTCATTTTCAGCTGATTCATTAAACACAATAGTGCTACATTCGTTTACTAGTAAAGGATTTGAATCAACCGACAATGGCATTAATATGCTGTAAGCATATTTTCTATTTGTAAAATTCTGTACATGGTATGCATCAGTATGTATACCCCATGGCTTTTGTTCATTGAGGAACATACCAAAAATAAGTTTCATTTTATAGTTGTCTAATGCATCTTGAACTCTAGAGAAGCAATTATCTATAAACCAATTGTACATTAAATGCCCTTCGCTTACACCATGACATTCGTTGTTATTAACTACAATACGGTCGCATGCATTTAGACCAGACGATAGTTTTTCTAATTCGTCATTAGAAAAAACATTATAAATTTGCCCGGCTATTGTATTCATTTAACGTCCTGACTGATCATGTACATGCAACATAATCAAAGCATAATGCAAGACTTTCATCAAGTCTTTACGATTGTACCCATCCTTCTTGCCGTATCGTTGGGCATACTTTAAAATGTTACCAATACAAAATCCTTCACCATGACCGCCATCAATGATAAATTCTGTTGCTTGAAATTTATTTGTTGAATAATGTTCATCATATGTGCTATCTACATATGCCTGTAGTTCG